CGGCGGCGGTCCGCCCTCAGGCGGTGCGCCAGGCGTGCCCCCAGGCACAGGCGCACCGATAACTCCTTGGTCTCCACTCGGCTGGGGCGCGGGAACTCCCGCCTGCCCAGCATTGAGCATGTCTTCGCATTCGGCCTGGAACTGGAGAATCAAGTCCAGATTCTCGGGCTGGCGCTTCTTGTAGGTCCGCCGCGCCCATAGATAGAAGCGCACCGACGTATCGAGCGCCTCTTTGAGGTCCATCTGCGGCAGCGGGCCTTGGTACTCGCCATTGACGAGCATGTCGGCCAGCGCATCGCGCACCGAGTTGTAGGAGGCATCATCAAGCTCGGCGTCCTCCTCGAGCTCGGGGAAGCCAAGGAGGCGCTTGCCGCGAGCAGGGGAGATCCATCCAGCGTTCGCCAAGTCCTGCACCTGTTCCATCCGCTGCGCCGGTGCCGATGCCAGAGCCGACGTCGGCCAGACCTGGAGCACCGTGGGCGTGTGACCAAGCTGGGGAAGCTCGATCTCCTCGACCTCACGCTTGCCCACGTAGATGACAGGCTTGCGCCCCGAGCGCTTGGCCATGTCGAGGAGAAGCTCCGCCTCGTCCATGCAGAACTCTTCGTAGGCCTGTGCGAAGTCCGTATAACGGCTGTCCTCCACGTCCATGGCGACGATCTGCGCCTTGCCGCTTTTGAGCGTCGTGTCCTTCTGCCCAGCCGCCGTGCTGGCGTTGATCCCCGCCTCGTTGAAGCTCGACTCAATCAGCCAGAGGAGCTGTTGGAACTTCTCGGGGTGGACTGTCTGCGCCACGGCGAACGTGGGCGCCGCTCCGGTGTACTCGAGGATTCCGCCAATCTCGTTGTTGAAGTGGGTCTTGATGATCTTCGAGCCGCGCTCACACAGCACCCGGAAGTTGCTTCCAATGTGGAATGAGCGCTGGATCTCCGTCAGGAGCTTGTTGATCTCGAGCTGCTTGCCGGCCAGGAGCTGGGCCAGTCCCGAGCCGTACCAGCCAAGCACGGGCTCGCAGTACCGGAGGAAGCGGTGCTGGAACCCGTCCGACTCGCCGAACTGGAGCGTGCAGTTCTGAATGGCGATGCAATCGCGCCCATCGCTGGCATCGGGCCCGCTCGGCGCATGCCAAGCCTCCACCACTTCGACCTGGTCCTTCGAGAGTGTCGACTCGTCCGAGCGCTCGAACCGGCTTGATTCCGTCGCCGACCCGGCATTCTCGATCTCCTGCTCGAACTCGGGGAAGAGCTGGATGAGGACCAGCTTGTCCATCGTCCGAATCTGGAAGAGCGAGCGCGGGTCCCCATACTTGGCTTCGGCGTCGATGGTGTAGAGCTCGGGCGTGAAGGTCCGCTCAAGCGTCGGCTTGCCGCCGTGGTCATGCCCGCGAACCGCGCCAGTCCCGAAGATGAGCGCATCACGCGCGATCTTCCGGTTCAGCCGATAGACCTTGTTCTCGTGGAACTGGCCCTCGCTGTACTTGTTCAGCTTCTTGGCCTGCTCCTGGAGGTCCCAGTCCCCGCCGCTCGTGAGCCAGTAGGGCTTCGGCTTGCTCCGTACGATCTTCGCAAGCAGCGTGTCGATGACGGAGCGGACGATGTTGACCGACAGCGGCGCCGACGCGTATGCCGCGTTCATCGTGTACGACGTGATGCCGAACCCCTGGACGAGGTCCGAGCCGTACAGGCACATGTGGATCAGGTCACGGTCGGTCCGGTAGCTCTGCGTTTCCTTGACCTGGTTGACGATGCCGAAGATGGCCTGGTGAGCCATCCGCTTCCCGCCATCCGCCGGCGGCGCCTCGAGCCACCAACGCAAGTCGCGCTGCGTGCCCCCGGAGACCGTCACTCGGCACTCCGATTCGGACAGCGACTATTGTGCTTGCCATCCTGCCGCCAGCACTCTTGGCAGCCTCGACCCGCACGTGGGTCAATCTCGACCCCATCGAGCCACATCCGATCGGGCACCGTCATTTGCCCTCGCTGGATCCTCTCCACGACATCCAGCAAATCCTGCGAGAACTGGATGGCGTACTCCCCGGTCGGTGTCCCGCTCGGGGCCTTCACTGCGGCGATTCCTTCCGCGGAACCAGCCGCACCGCGCTGCCCGAGCTCTGCATGAGCAGGTCAAGAGCCGCCTGCTTGACCTGGTCTAGGCTGGGCTCTGCGGGGGATTCGGCCCCCTCGGCAGGCTGTGCAGTTACTGCACTTGCCAGGGTTAGGCTGACTCCGCCGGCAGAATAACTGGTCACTCCGTTCTCACGGAGAAGAGCAATCAGCGCGCGGAGCTCGCCCAGGTCCACTGGATGAGCAGTTTACTCACGCCATATGGTACACGTCAAGCATGGCATGTGCGTTTCTCGTACAATACCTCAGGCGCCGTATGCGTGGTATGTTGCCCGGCGACGGAGGGCCATGGGTCGCGCCATGGCAGGCCAAAGCAGATCGGACCGGTGCACTTAGGCCGGCAACCTTTGGGCTTTGGTGAGTGGTGTAAGCGTCTGCCTGATCAACGGACTGAGCACTCCGTCATGCTCTTCTAGCCAAAGCGCCGGCTGAACCAGTCCTGGCCCTGCTCGTCAGCCTCTCGCTTGCGCTCCCAGCGGTCGAGGTGCTGTTGGCGTAGGCGCTCCTCGATGCTCGGCTCCGGCTCAAGCCCAGGGTCGGCATCCTCGGCGAAGGCCTTGCACTCCCGCCAGCCGTAGAGGGCGGCGTCCAGGCAATGGTTATCGAACCTGGGGTCCTCCCGCTGGTGGTACTGCGGGTGGTCCTTGGGCACGTCGTCCCACTGGCAGATCTGCGCCTCCTCGATCCACTGCTTGCACTTGTCGGGCACCACGCGGATGAGCCCCGCGCGCAGGTCGCCATTGAAGAGCTCGATGTACCCGCGCTTGTTGGTCTTCTGCGCCGGCATCACCGGCACCGCGAACCGTTGGCGCGCCTCCTCGGCGAAGCCCTTGCCGAGCCCACCGACGTCGCCGACGATGCGGTTGAAATGGTAGCGGGCGTTTAACTCGAGCGTGATGCGCGCCGCTTCCGACGGGGTGAGGCCGCTTTGGCCCCAGCATTCGATGAGAACGGCCGTTCTTGCATGCGCTTCCCAAGCCCAGACAGCAAACGCCGTGGAATCAACAACCCCATAGTCGATTCCAAGCACGGTAGAGATAGTAGGCCCGCGCGGTGGAGCTCCAACGCTATTGCGAGCTGCGTCAAATTGGTACACCAGCGAACCCGTATCGCGGACCCACTCCCCGAGCCACTCCCGCCTGTAAATGGGATGGTTATCATCCCAATGATTGGCTTTCTTTTCACTGTCTAGCTCCTCTCGGGCATGGGGTACGTGAGGGTTCTCCAGCACCGTCCAATGGTGGAGGGCGAATGGGCTGGCCGGGTCCGTAGTGGCGTCGTGAAAAAGCCCCACACACGCGGCACCCGGAGTACCGATAAGGCAGAGCGTTCCTCGGAGATCGATGAGAGCGGGCCGGAGAATCTCACGGACCAGAGACTCCAGGACGCTAGGCCGAAACGAAGCGGCCTCATCGATGATTGCCAGGAGATACTTGCCTCCACGTAGCCGCTCGATGGTAGCCGCATCGTCAGCGCCAACGAGGAAGATGCTTGAGCCATTGGGGAGCCTCGCGGTGAGCTCGGAGTGGTTGAAGGTGAGGCCGAGCGAGTAGCGATGGTCGAAGCGAATCAGCTCCTCCCACAGCAGCCGCTTGGCCGACGCACGGGTCAGGGCGATGTAGGTCGATACGGTGCCAGGCGTGCGGAAGGCCGACAGGAGCAGATAGGCGCAGGCCGCCCACGTCTTGCCCGCCCGCCGCGAGCATAGCGCCGCTTTGTTGCGGGCCTTGTCGAGCACGAAAGCTAACTGCTCGGCGAAGAGCGCCGTCATGAACGGCGGCGAGCCCCACCGTCGCTCGGCTTCCGCTACGAGGGGGAGGAGGTCGTCGTCTTGGGGCATTCATCATCCACCGGCAGCCCATGAGCCATGCGGAGCTTGCGCACCCATGAGCCATCACAGCATTCCTCGAAGGAGAGCGACTTGTGGCACGCGCGACACACGTCATCGCCGCACAAATCACCGAGCTCCGTTGCAGTCCCGCACAGCTCGCACAAGCACTTCACTTGTGCCCCCTCATGTGAGCGGCGAGGCCAGCGGCTGATGCGCATGCCTTGTGACATGTCGCGCAGATCCATGGGCTAATCTGGTCGGCCGTCGCCGCAGCGTGCACACCGAAGTCTCGTATCGAATTGCCGAGCGGCCCCAAGTCCGGCGCTGGCCTCGGCTCGCCCATCAGTTGCTCGAACGTCACGCCAGGTGGAATGCGTGCACCGCCAAACCTGGCCGACCACTCCGCATCCGCATCCACCGGCTTCCAATACACCAGGCTCGACACCGGCAGCACGAACTCCCCGCGGTTTAGCCAGACGTGCCCCGAGTCGTCCAGGTTGATGTCGTTCACCTTGCTGCCA